CCGCGTCGGAGCCGCGTCGATCTTATACGACATACAGAGGATATCGAGCGTGTCCGATTCGGCGTACTTGAACATCGAATTTTTAATCGGCTCGGTGTTGAACGTTTCGTAGTCGCCTGAGAGTTTCATATCGTAACCACGGGTATATTGTATGCCTGAGCCAGGGTAATAATCGGCGCTACTTCGTCGCCGGGGAGGGACAGCACTACGTCGGGTACCGTGGTTTTCATTAGCCAGGATGCACGCACCGATTCGGCCGCACGGCCGTAAAACCAAGAATTCGTTTCAATGCGCAAAACGGGTATGCCGCCGAGGAAGGCCCAACGCTGTGCAAGCGCGTCAGTGAGATGCGGGCCGCCGAGGATAAGAGTCAACTCGAAAGGCCGTTTAGTCTCTAAGCACTCTTGTTTTTCTCGCCGCTGTAGCCTGTCAAGTGCAAGAGCGATCTCTTCGTAGTTAGGTTTTTCGCAGCCCCCGCTGATCAATATTTTCATGCTAACCCCGTTAAAAAGCCTGCCAGCTTTTCGGGCTGACAGGCGGGTTAAAGCGAAGAGCGTGGATTAATACGGTACGTCGGAATGAGGTACGGCGTATCCGTTTGATACAAGCACCTCGTCTGTCCAGCCATTCTGATAAAACGATTGCAGCGATGCGCCGGCCGCTTTAGTCGTCATAACGAGACCTGCCGGCGTAGCAGGTACCGAAGGGGGCGGCGGGGCGGCGGGGGCCGCAGCAACAGCGCGTACTGCATAGCCGTGCAACACAAGTTGGTCGTCGGTCCAGCCACCGTCGTAAAACGATTGCAGCGATGCGCCGGCCGCTTTAGCCGTTAGCACAAGACCAGGGGGGGCCATAGCAGGCTGAGGTGCTGCGAACCCAGGGGATACAGCATGCGGTGCGACGGCCGGTGCTGGAGTGTAGGGTTGCATCGGTGCCGCATATTGCGTGGCCCCCTGAGCTTGCGGGACGCTACCCGTAACAAACTCGTCAGACCATTCGTCCTCAGCCATCATATTACTGCCGGCTAAAGCTTCGCCTGGGCGCACAAAGATTACGTTATTCAACGAGGCCCATACGCCGGTATTGTTGTCATTGTCTGATCCATAGAATGTGATCGAGCAATGTACGTAATCCCCAGATTTGACTTCGTGCGGGCTGGTGATCAGCGAGCCGTCCAGGCGGCGCACTTCCAGTTCGCGCCCGTTCGGCGTACCCGTATTGAGCACCCAGTGATTTTTGCATTCCGGGCCCCGGGGTTTACCTCTCGGGGCAGGTAAATCGCCGTCGCGTAAAGAACAATCCGCCCATTTCGTCGGATCGTGAGGCCACTTTTTAGCTTTAGCGGCATTGATAGCTACCTGGCACATATTCCACGTGGCTTCGGACTTCGGAATAAGCAAACTGGTCGTCTTTTCGAGCACGCCGGTTTTTGGGTTCAGCTTGCCCTCGATGCCGTACCAGTGGGAAACGCGCACATTGTGCAGTTTGACGCGGCGCGGATCGGGGCCCGCAGGGGGTGCAGCCGGGGCACCGTAAGGGGTACCCGGTGCAGGCGTACCGTAAGCTGGCGGGACAGGAGCCGCGGGCGCATAAGCGGGAGGCACTTGCGGGGCGCCGGGGGGCGTATAAACGGGGGCTAACGGTGCATTCATGATAAGGGCTCACTGGATAAAGGTTTAGGTTTGTACTCGGGTTCTCGGGATCGCGGTTACGTGCTGCTTACTTCAACTTCAACTTCAGGAAATCAAGGGCTCCTGGGGCGGGGGTAAAGGCCGGAGGTCCGGGCGGGATAATAGGAGGCGCAACCGGTTCGAATTCAACCGGATAGACTTTAGCGCCTGGCATACCGAGCGCTTCCGCCAATGCCTCAGCAAGAAGGCCAGCTACAGCCTCATTAGAAGCAGGTAATTTACCATCTTCGGAATAGTGATCTTGCGAATAATCATGCCCGACGATGACTTTTTGTAAAGACTGACCGTCGGGGCCACGTGTTTCGACCGGCGTATCAGGTGGATTTTTATGCACGTGATCAGCAAGCTCGGTTGACCACTCTTCGATAAATTTTTCGTCGCCGGTATACTCCTTACGCCGCGCACCTTCCTTCGGGCCGAATATCGGTTTCGGGTATCCTTTCCGAGTAAATTCCTCGTCAAGTCTCTTAACAAGCTTTTTACCGCCGAAAGGATGCGCAGCTAGCACCGTCTCAATCTGTGCCACGGATTTAGCGATGGGCTGCTCATAACAGTCCGGGTAGAGGGTTGGAGGAAAAGCCTCTCTAAACTTGGCTTCGTCAGATAAGTAACGCAGGCGATTGCCGTTAAACAGAGCAAAGTCTGCAAATTTCTGACCCCGAAAAGCTTGTTCTTTCCCTTGCTCGATAACCTGATTGGCCCAGGAGCGGGCCAAGTAGGCGGCCCGAATTTTCTGATTGTCATCTTGCATGACTTCCTCAAACGTGGCGAGTGCAGGTAGCGCGGCGCCAGCTGAATTCTGCTCCGCGATAGCCTGTTTAGCAGCCTCATACCCTGGTTTTTGCAGTTCCGGGCAGATCGTGGCGGCTGGGCAAAAGCGGCATTGCTCGACGCCGGGATTAAGCGGCGCATCCGGCTCACGGGTAGCCAGTATTTCATCTTTCAGCTTGATCGCATCTTGTTCAAGATAGGGCAGATCGCACGACCATACGTCGTGATGTTCGTATAGCCGATTGCGGTTCTCGACGCGGGGTTGAAAGATATGCAGGACTACCCGTTTTGGGTATTGCACGCCGGTACGCACAAGATTAAAAAACGCCCCACTGGCATAGTAAAGCGTTTGTGGGTGTTCTTTCGCGTAACGTTGCAGCTTACCGAATTTAAAATCGAAAACATGTAGCGTCGGCCCTTCAAACACTTCGCCGGTTTCCACCTCAATAAAACCTGCAGGCACATACACCCAGGCGTCACAGCGCCCGCGGGCATCTTCGACAAGCCACGATAAATCTAGCGCATCTTCGATACCGTAAATCGCGCCGGGGATACTGGCATAGCGCTCGAAATAACGGGAATAGCTGACAACCGAGCGGAAAATCTCCAAGTCGCCGCCGTTGTTTGTCCACGTTGCATAAAGTACCGCACGCTGACCGTGATCACGCTCCTTCAGCACAACCTCAGCGAAGGCGTGCGCCTCAATACCATCCTCGGTATATTCCCGTGGCACCTCGGGCGGCGCATAGCGCGATAGCCGCACTGAGCCAGGGCATTTAGAGAAACGCTCCCGAGCTGACGCACCGACTTCGCTATGCTCGCGTATCGGCAGTTCAATCGTCGCTATTTGCATGATCCGCCTCGTCGAAAATGACAAGATCAAAATACCGACGTTTGCTCATTTGCTGCATTGTCGGCGCCGCACGGGGGAGCCTGATATCGCCCCGGTGATGCGTACTCATAATGCAGCGCTGAGCGCGCTCTTGTTCCTTTGCGCCGATGTGCGGGGCGTGCCACGTAGGCTTACCGCTGCGTTTCAGGAAATGGTAGATAGCGAGTCTCATCGCCTCCGTTTTTCCTTGTCGACGGAGGCCCGAGATAAGTTTTTGCATGACTGACTCCTAAAGTTAAAAGCCGTCTAGGCTTTCTTGCCAACACCTAGACGGTCAAAGTTATTCGGGCGATTTAATCGGCCGTTACCCAGGTACCCGGCGCCAGTTCGATGTATTTGTGATAGTCGGACACGTATTTGATCGCGTGATCGATCGACTCCGCCGGGATATCTTCTAGGCGGGTATAGCCGAGCTTGCCGAGTAGCAGCCCTGCCTGGCCCATACCATGGCCTACGCCGTTCGGGCGCTTTTCGATCATGCTTGCAAAGCTGATAAACGCAGCTTGCAAATCATCTAGGGGCGTGACTACCGGAACCGGTGCAGGCGGGGGGACGGGAGCGGCCGGCGCTGCGGGTGCAGCGGGCACTGGGGGTTGTGGCACTGCTGGCACGGCTGGTACTGCCCCCGGTGCAACAGGGGCCGCGGGCATAGCGGGCGTGTACGCTGGTGCAGCCGGAGCGCCGCCCACTGTTCCGGGCTGAACAGCTCCACCTTGGGCGGCAAGCATAGCGGCGTGGTCGGGAAAGCCGGCGGCAACGGCGGCGACATCCTGTGCAATTTGCTCCTTGGTGCGACGGGTGCGCTTACCGGATGCCGGTGCGGCGGGGGCTGCAGGAGCTATAGGGGCCGTCGGTACCGGCGGAACAGCCATAGCCGAAGGGGGGAGCGGTGCAGCAGGGGTTGCGAGCGCTGCCGGTACCGGCGGGATAGCCATGGCCGCCGGTGCGAGAGGGGTAAGTGCAAGGCCGGGGATTTGCGCGGCAACTTCAAGCAACGCCGACGATAGTTCAGCGGCGATTGCTGCAGCTTCCTCAAGGGCGTTTTTATAAGCTTCAGACATTTAAGTGACTCCGTTAAATTTAGAGGTACGAGGGTCTTACAACTTGGCTGATAACATGCTCTTTGCTAAAAATTCGTTCAAGTAAAAAGTGGTCTATCGAATTCTCCGTAGTGAGTACATAGACCGATGCAGCACGGCCGGTTTTAAACACGGATTCGGTGCGCTCAATCGCTTGCCGAAAATGCCACGGTACAAACGTTGTCTCTACGCAGATAATCGTATCGGCAACGCTTAGATCGATCGATTGTCCTGCTGATACGATGTTGCCGAAAAATAACCGACAATCCGGGTCAGATCTAAAATGCGCAGCTAACGCATACTTCTGCTCTGTCGTGTTGTGCCCGGTAACTTGGACACTGGGGTAAGCTGCTAACCTTAATTGTAGCGCATCTATTACCTCGTGGTGGTAACTAAAAACAATTATTTTTTGTTCCTCCTGCAAACGGTTTTCGATGAACTCAATACAGTCCGGGAGCTTACGAAGCGCACTCTCTTTCAGCACCTCGGATAGCCCCTCAATCGACAATAAAGGGTTCTCTGTTTGCCGCAACACCTCACGGTTAAAACCACTTTCACGACTATCGACAGGTCGGTCAAAGGTGATCAGCGCTATCTCAGGCGACTTATAGCCTTCGATAATTTGCGACTTCATACGGCGCAAGATGTGCGGCGCCGTCAGATCATGTAGCTCAGCAAGATTAGACGCGCCACGTACATCCAGTCCATAGGGCTTATCTTTCGACCAGGGTGCATGCCACGCCGCAGCGTAGCGCTTCGCGAACGTCGGGTAATTCATGCTCGTAATATCGAGCGCATTGAGCATCGGCCACCACTCTATGGGCCGGTTAGGCATCGGCGTGCCGCTCAACGGGTGGCAGATTAATGAATGACGAGCCAGATGCTGCGCAGCCCCCGTTCTGCGCGCCATGGGGTTCCCGAGCATATGAAATTCATCCGGCAAAAACCAGTTATATCGAGCACGTTTAGGAATACGGACGAGGTTGTCCCCCAAAATGTCGTAATTGGTAATGTACACGTCCGCATCTTCGATAATGTGTGCGCTACGGCCGTACAAAATGTTGATCTTGACGCGAGGATTCAACTCACGGAAATGGTCCCGCCAGATTAACTTAGCGGAAGCGGGGCACGCGATCACGCCTGGGCCTTTATCGTGCACCGACAACGTAGCGGTAAGCGTTTTACCTAACCGCATATCATCGGCGCACAGGCCCTTAGGGTGATCGCGCAGCCACTGATACCCTGAGTACTGATGCGCTTGAGGGAATTTCACGGGCGCTATTTAAAGTTGTCCGGCGTGATACGTAAAACCCAGTAACCGTCGGACCCTTGCTCCCACTTTCCAGCGTTAATCGAACACCCTGTACCGTCTTCTACGTCAACGAAACGCGGCGCCTCAGGCCCTGGAGGGCCATCGAATACTATATCGATAAAAGCAGCCACGTCAGGAGCTAGTTTCGCTTCGAGGGAGTTAACGGCGCTTGATGAACAGAGATCGATGTATTGAATTCTAGTCCCTGGGCCTGCAGACCAGTATTCACAGCCTTCGATCCACTTAGGCTTATGCGAAAACCAATTCCATATGCCATTACCATCTTGAGCCATATATTCGGCCCATGCCGGCGCGTCTTTCCAATCTGGTTTCACTCTTGGCCTCGCATCATTTTGTAAATTACGATTGTGACGATCATCGCCGTCAAGGAAATAGGATGTTCAGGTACAGGAAGGTAATAGCCCCCGAGGTTATCGATTATGCAATTCGGTTTCCACGGGGTAAAAGTCATATGCGCTTCAAGTCAGCCGCAGCGCTTGAGATAACGCGTCGTGCAACTTCTTGGATAGCACGTTTAGCCTCACGGAAATCCTCTTCAATTAAATACATACCATGGGTGTGCTTTTCCCATAGATTCAACAGGGCTTCGTGTTGACTGTGCAGCGCTTCTATACCAGCCATCGTCTCGGCGTTAGCGAGATAGAGCGCTTCCTGTTCGCGTTTTATCGCGTCGGTAAAATCGCACTGGTATAACTCTCGCCATTCGTCGGGCGTATGCTGGGCCAAAGTTCTACGTGCCGATGCATGCGCCTCGCTTAGCCATTTTGTTTCGTTAAGCTGTTGCAATCGGGCTGCTGTGTACAACGTCGCGTGTCCGTGGCGCCTATATTCGCCGCGATGATTGACGGGTAGCGCAAACTCGGTTTTGTGTTCGCGGCCGTCGCGGTAATAGTAGATTGCCATGGCTAGGTACTCGCAGCGTCGGGCGTAAAGCTTTCAGGTCATCGGCGCTTGCCTGAGTCACTTGCAACTCTTGAGCTAGCACATCACTACCCGACAGCAGCGCGCGCAATTGTCTGTCAAGTTTTTGCTTAATTGCTTCTTGTTCAAGTTTTGACCCGAACTCAAGAATGACGGCCCGAATTGCGCCGACTTCCGAAGCGCCAGGAATCGCAGCTAGCGTTTCAGCGTCGAACATTTCTAAGATGCCGGGGCGGATATCAGCCATACGCTCTTTAGTGCAACACGATTCGCAGGCGACGATATCTGGCAGCACAGTAACGATTACCGACTCTTCCCCCGGGCGTAAAACTTCAACCTGATAAGCGAGCCAGCCGGCCGCGAAATTGCGGCACCCGGGGCTGACGCAATCTGGTATCGGGTGATCTTCGTTGCATGATATACATTTAAACGTTGGTCGTTTCATAGTCTGCCCCACTTGGCTACTTCCGACAGGATAAATTGTTCGCTGCATACTTTCGCTACTTCCAGTACACGTGTTTGTACCCTGGTTAGCACCCAACATATTTCACTCTTCGGCCTCCCCGGTATGAGGTCAACTATAACCATCGTGTCCGCACACGGCTCGAACTTATCGCGCTGGATCTCTTCAATTGTGACTCTTATCCGATAGCGTTTTTTCATCTTAGATAACCCCTAATAAGCAGCGCGCCGTTACGACTACGGCGGCGCCGGTTGCAATGCCTGCCATGTAGACGGCACCCAAAGTAAGCGCAAGGTCCGACAAAGGCCAGCGGGTATAAGTGGTTTTCATGGTCTTTCCTCAAGACTATTCGCCGCTTGTTCCAGGGTGTGATACGCTTGCTCATACCTCGGCGCGGCGCTCCAATGCCCCATGTTAGGAATCCACTGGGGCTCGTACTCAAACCAACTCCAGGCCCCGTCGGCGTCCATTGCTAAATATCGTGCCCATGCCGGTGCATCTTTCCAATCTGGTTTCATGATACGTACCTCATAACTAGGAAATTAACCGCGCCGCAGAAAACCCCGTAGATACAAGCGGCTTGTATCAGTGCCCAATCCCCGAGTAGCCAAGCGTCAAATTTCTGTTTGAAGGTCTTCATACACGATCCTTATCATAGTCAAAGTGCGGCACCTTTACCCCGTCGACGAGAAACCCCCAGATGCCGCGGTATTTACCTGTCACGAATAGCGTAGTACAGCCGCCGGGGGCTACTGAAATGATCGTGTGATACTCGTTAAAGTTTATCGCTACGGTATCGCCCGGTTGACGCAGATAGGTGCGGCCATCTTCGCGCTGCTCGATATACCATCCTTTCAAAATATATGTGCGAGCGTCCCAAGGGTGGTCATGATGATCTCGGCTGCTGTCCGGGCGCATAATCTCGTGGATACGCGCTGAGTGCTTAATGAAGGGTGCGTATTTGCATTTGCGGGTCCAGCTATCATAAGCATTGAACAGCCAGTACCGGTACATATAGGTTTCCGGCCCCTCACCGATATGGATGTACGGCGTGCGCTGGGCACGTTCAATCAGCCAGTCTGCAACTCTAGGTGAGCTGACGACAAAGGCTAAGGCGCTTGCGGCTAGCTCGCCTAGGCAATCGCGCGCGCCGAGCACAAGCATGCGTGCGATATCGAAGGCGTTTAATTCGGGGTGAAATCGACTCACGCTACATACTCCTGTGAAGTTAAAGCTCCAATTGGGCGGGCGCTGACCCTAGCCCCTTGGTGCAAAATAATATAGATGATCATGAAGATCACTGCGTACATTACAAGTCTTACAATAAGCTTTAAAAACGTCCAACCGATGCAGGCGAAGCACAGTGCGACAAAAGCGAAAATCAGCAGAAAGTCCCCGTGCATGACACATTTTCCTTGTTATGGGTACTATAGGGTATTAATCTTTGCCGTGCAAGAATTTTATTATTCTATTGCAGGACTAGACCCGTATGCTACACTAAGTCCTAAGTTGCAACTTAACTTTTACTATTTAACTACAGGAGGCAAGCATATGACTGCAAGAGGGGCACGGGTTAAGGTCAGCCCGAAGCAAGATGCACAGTACAAAAAAAATTGCGCTCAAGGTGTAGCTAATGCCTTAGCCCTTGCGGGTAACGGCAATAACCTCGCTCGTATCCTGGGGGTATCCTCTGTCGCAATCGTCTATATGAAGCACCGCGGGCAGATCAGCCGCAACGGCGCCCTGCTACTCGGCCTTCTCCCGGGATTCCCGATGAATTTAGAGGATATTCGACCGGATATCAAGGTGCTCGATCCGGCGTGGCTGAAAGACCCGGTATTTAAGAGCAAGCTTGCAGCAGCTAAGGCTTACTTGAAAGCTAACCCTTTGCCGGAGCAAAAACCATGACCAATACGTTAATCCTTGTCCCTTTCCAGATGCTGATCGCTGAGATACGAGGGTCACGAGGAGACGTCTCTTTCCGTAGAACGCTCCGCGGGTGGAAAGGTGTGTATCACTTTTACATAGATGTCCTTTTTCAAGGGATTCGCTGCTCTGTGCTCTTAAACGATGTTTGTGTTTGCAACGAGGCTGATTTTATTAACCCTAAGGAAGTAGCTGATTTTCTCAAACAACATTTCCTAGCTGATTTTACTAAGGAGACACCGATGCCTACGGACTATGATGACGCACTTGAGCAAGACA